GCTCCAGCTTGCGGCTCAGATAATAAATACCCATGAGCTGGCCCAGAATGTTGTATCTGGGGACGTCTACGCAGTAGGTATTGGCACCGGCCATCACTGTAATGGGGTCCATATCGCACTGCAAGAACAGCGTTTCTCGGCAGAAGTCAATACATGCATTACGTGCAGCGATAACCGCTTGGTCGTCCAACACGTTATCAACGTGCGGGAGGATGTGCGGCAAGAAAACTTCGTAGGATACGTTGCTCATTTCATGGACCCCGGTACGTTAGGGCTGAACGGTGCTAGCGCTTGATTTGGGTTTGATTCCATCTCAGCAGAAATCTTACCTTGCATCAGACCTTGGAACTGCTGGTAGTACGTAGCTGCCAGCGTAGCGTTATTAGCGTATTCCGCGTCTTTGCTGTATGCCCTGAACAGAATGTAACTGATAAGCGCCGTGACGTAAATATCATCAACGGTAATCACACCGCCAGAGACTGCATCAGTCGGCAGTGCTACATAGACCATCTCCACGTAACCCTGATTTGCTGCGGGTTGTGGGGGGTAGATGTAGAAATTCTTGGTATCCAGTGGGGTATAAACGAAATGCTTGGCGACTGCGCTAGGAGTAACTGCATGCCAGTTTGGTACTTGCGTATCCAGAATCTCACGCGAGACTGCGCGAATGGCATTACCCGGCGTTGTTCCATTGGTGCCCATATTACGGACAATATCAACCAAAGAAACAGCGGTAGCTGGAATGGATTGTTTCGTACCTGCGCCGCATTTAACAGCTGTACTGATAACGTAAGCATTTGGTTTATACAGCACTAATTCACGCTGCGCATCGTTAAGCCACAGGATCAGTTCATCCGTAGACCAGCGAACATTCGACGGGTCTTGAAGAATCGTGGAAACCTTTGTCAGGATTGACGCAACAGTGATGGTTGCCATTGGCTAACCTCGTAGAGCTGAATTTATGAGAATACTAACACAAGAAGGGGCCCCACGGGGCCCCCTCCGTTACGCTGATTAGGCGCTGAGGACTGCGCCCCAGTTTTCACTGCCCAAGCTGATATAGCAGCCAGACATGTTAGCAGCCAAAGCCTTAGCGGCGTTAGCAGTACCGTTGTTAATCTTACCGCCAGTTGCGGGGTAGACGTTCAACGCAACACCAGAGCTGTTCACAACGTAAACAACGGAACCTGCAGTACGGCCAGAGGGCAACAAAACGCCGTCACTGGCGTTGCCAGTAGTAACGAAGTTGATAGCACCTGTCAGCGCTGTAGCACCGGCTTGGGTTTGTGTAGTACCAGCTGTAGCGGTCTCATAACCACCGACAGAGGTGTCAAAGCTCATTGTATTAGCCATTTTAAATCTCCAAAAATAATGTAAAACTGGAAAAAGCCCCGAAGGGCTTTTTGCTTAGCCCTTGATCACAGCGTAAGTCAGAGCTTCTGGCTTGACTGTCTTGCGACCGTAGATCATCAAACCGCGGACCAAAGTACCGAAGTCGTTGGGGTTGGGAATAGACTCAACCTTGTTGATCTGAGAAGCGAAAGTCAATGCAGACTTCTGACCAGCGATGATCACGTGACGCTTAACTTTACCGGAGTCAGAACCACCTGTGTAGTTCTGGTCAGCGGCTGCTTTTGGCAACAAGTTAGACACATAGATGTCAAAGCGGTCGATGCGGCCGATCTTACCGTTACGCAAGATAGACTGGGCATCACCAGTTACATAGGCTTGAGCCAATGGAGATTGCATGAGCAACTGACGCTCAGCAGGGGTAATGATCAAGAAACGATCGCTCTCAGGAACGTTTTGCTCGTCCAAAATTGAACCCATAGAAGTAATGGTGTTCAAAATTGTAGGCAGGGGGCTGCCAGAAACGTAGTCCAAGGGAGATGAGTCAGAACCCATGTTGAAAGAACCGCTCAAAACACCAGCTGTTGTGCCAATGTTGGCAGCAGCGGCAGAGCTGAATGTGCCCAAGAAAGATTCGCGGTCAACGGCGATTTTCATCTGGTTGGCAGCGTCAGTCGTGAACATGTCCATCAAGTTAGGCTGAGCTTGGTACTCGAGAACATCAGAAACGTTCACGCCAAAGTAGTAGCCTTTGTCGATGTTCAACTCAATGGTGTTAGGAGTTGGTGCTTCGTAGCTCAAGCTAGAACCAACAGTGTAAGTGCTGATGGTAATAGAGGGGATGTTGTTGATGACAACTTTATCGCCCATGTTCTTGATGTCGCCTTCCCAAGAAGTATTGGAAACATCGCCAAATGTGGTGTTAGCGTAGAACTTAACGTTCAGTTTGCTAGACCAAATTGCGGGGATGAACGTACCGGAGTACGAAGGGGTTGTGTTAAAGGGTGACGTTACGGCATAGCCGGCGGCTGCGGTTACTGTAGACATTTAATACTCCAAATAAATCGGTTTGTGAAAACACGCCGCCGTTTACAGTTACAGACGAATACGTCCTTCTGTTTGGGCAGCATCTAACTCTGCTTGTAGTTGCATCGCTTGGTCGTGCTTGCCCTGTTGTGACAACCTGACGATTCTATTGCTCTCAGCGATGTAATCAACGCTTGAATAGATTCGACCAGTTTGCGAACTAGGGTTAGAAGCTGTCGACTTCCCCGGTGCAACCTGACGGTTCAGCTCTTGGCGAGCATTGGACTGCTGTTGCTTTTTAGCTGAAGGGTTGTGCGCTGGATACTTCTCGAAGAATGTATCAAACACTTCCTTGACGGCTTGGACGTCCTGACGACCCGCAGCGTTCAGAAGAGCATCATTCCATGTAGCTTGCGAACCCGGAATGCGAGTTGCTAACCATGTCTGACAATCATCTGTCGCCTGAATCTTCTCCCAAGTAGGCAGCGTAGCATTTAGATTCTCAAAGAATCGATCCTGCGCCGTTTTGGCTTGAGATTGAACGACTTCCCCGACTTGGCCTTCAGCTTTGGTCAACTGGCCTTCCAGTGCCTCGATTTGCTTGATGTACTTTGACTCGCGCTTACCAAATTCTTCTTTGGCTATGCGGCGGGCTAGGTCTACCAAGTCCTCACCAAATGCTTCCACGTCTTTGTTTGTAACCAGTTGGCTTGGCTCAGGTTCAGGCTGCGGTTCAGCTTTCTGTTCCTTGAGTTTTGCCTGTAATTGCTCCATCGAATCCGTCAAAAGCTTGACCTGCTGTTGCAGGGTAGGAACTTGACTGTTGTACTGACCTTGCAGGGACAGGTAGCGTTGCTTCCATGTCGCGTCATCTTCAGTAGGTTTCGGTGGCTCAACGGAGACTGGCTCCTGACTTTGCTTATCTGGCTCTTGCTCAGAATCTGGTTGAGGGGGTTCTTCTTGCTTGGGTTCCGCGGCCTGTTGGGCTGCAGCAACCTGCTTGTCGTACTCATCTGCAACATTTGCTTGAGCTTGTACCTGTTTTGGCAATGCCATAAATACTCCTTATGCCGGTTCCACCACAGAACTTGGGCGTGTTTTTACAAAACGACTTGCCGGGGGCTGCCCCCTTAGGCTTATCGGGTCTTTTCTGCCAGCTCAGGGGCTGCCTGAAGCATCGTGAGAATGTCTTTACACTCTCGCGCCATCCCTTGGACTCTAGGGGTGGTATCGCCGGACGAATCCAGCAAATTATTGGTCAACTTTTCGAGTTCGGTTTCGAGTAACTTCATCAAAACCTCTCCATCCGTCGACCGTGAAATACGGGCTAACGCTTGGAATTGCCGAGCGTCAGGTTTAATTAGCAAGCTTTGCCTTTAGAAGTAGCGGTCTGGCGTTTGACAACGCCGCCCATTGCTTTCTTCACGGGGCCACCGCACATCATGCCATACTCTGCTTTTTCAGAGGCCATGACTGCACGAGGTGCTTTGCCCTTTTTCAAGGCGGCCATTTCGGCCTTCATATGTTTCTTGTCCATTTAGCAAGCCTTTCCGTGTGACTTAACTGTAGCGCGGCGGACAACACCGCCGTTAGCCAATTTGACGCCGCCTCGACCGCGGGCAGGATTAGCTTCTGATTCGGCTCGAGCTGCAGCACGTTTAGCTACATAAGCCTCAGCCAGATCGCGTTGAGTTTGTGCGCGAGGTGCTGGTTTTGGATAACTAGCGGCCTTACGGGCTACGTCGCTACCAGTGTCGCGGGCGCTTGTACGAGCAGCCATATCGGTTGTGTACTTCTTGCCCATGTATTCAAAAGTCTTGTTGCCGGCTTTACGCTCAGCAGCAAAAGCTTCTTTAAAGGATTTGTACTCTGGCTTTGAAGGCTCTTCTGCAGCAGAAGACTCAGACGAAGATTCCGAAGGGCCAGAACTTGGCTCAATGTAGTCAATAACTTCACCACCGTCTGAGTAGCGTTTCATTGATTTAG